TAAATAATATAAAAATAAATAACTTTAAACGCGTTTAAAATCTGTAAAAAAAATAAAAGTATATATTATCAATGGCCTTCACAAGAAAATATGGACGCTACTCAAAAACTTCTTCTCGTACTTATTCTAAGAATAATACCAATAAAAAAACTAATTTTCCTGTTAAAACAATATATAAACGCCGTGTGTCAAAGACAAAAGTCGATACGAATAAACAAGCAATAATGACATTATCCAGACAAGTTAAAAATTTACAATTAACAAAATTAGGTTTATATCAGAAATCTTATCAGAAGACTTATATTAACCTTTCTCCTAGCACAAATAACAGAGGTCTCATTAACAGAGTTGCTTTCCTTCCTCTTAATGATTTTACATTTGGTTCCGGTTTTATGCAGTCTTATACGGACGCCAATGATGAACCTCAGTATGAGTCTGCTGGCGGTGCTTTTGCAAATTATGAGCCTCAATCTGGACTTTTTAACAACCGTTTTAACTATTGGGTCAATTGTAATGATCAAGTCTCTTCTGCTGCTTATCTTCCTATTCGTTGCTCAATCACTATGCAATTTGAATTGAAAAATATGCAACCAAATTCCGATCCTCTTTGGATACGTTATATGATTATTAAACAGAAGAAACAACTCCTTAACACAACAGCACACGCACTCAATTTACCTCAAAATATGAATGCACTTTCAGGTATGGCAAGGGATAACAGATTGCGAAATCGTATTAACAAAGAATATTTTACAGTCGTTACTGACAAATGGGTAAAACTTACCAATACTAATGATGTTATGAAAGATGTGCATAAATCTTGTACTGTCTCTATGAAGTTTCCCAACAAAGTTATTAAAATAGATAAAGAATTCCCTATTACTGACCGCATCGATCCTACTGTATCAGTAAATCAAACTTTTATATCAAATGTTTCACCAAAAGATGTCTACTACTTATGTATTCATACAAGTCGTGAGATGGATATTAGCAACTCTTCACCAGAAGTTCTTTATATGCAAGCTAATCGTTTTATGTCTTGGCGCGACCAGCACGGAGTATCTTCATAAAGGTACTTAAAGAAATAAAAAGGGTATGATACGCGACTTGTCGCCCTTCCCCCTCTAAAAAATATAAAATCTTATAAAGATTCTAAAAAGAATATCTACGAGATTCTATACAAAGTGCCGGAGACCAAGAGAGCGAGAGTTTACGAGAGCGGCGCGCAGGTCCGTAGGCACAGACTACCCCGGTTCTGCCGGTGTGCCAGATGTGCCGGGTACTTAAATTATATATAGAACAGAATTTTTTTTAGTTATTCCAGTGTAGCGCCAAAAAAATTCACCTCGTGACCTTAGTGAATTCCATATTGTTATCGATATTCCAAATTCTCCACCGATCTTTTGATAACATTTCTAAATCGGGTTCAATATTAGAAAAGACCCAAATCTGTGGACTATCAATCCAATATTCTTTATATTTATATCTTAAATCAAATAGTTTACCTTTTTTAATTTGTTCAATAGCAGTAAAAATACCATTTAACCTATCTTTATTCATTGCTCTTGGTAAATCTACAAAAATAGGACTTGGGTTTCTTAACTTTTTACCTTCACAAATATCACAACAAGATTGTATCAGTTTTTCAGCATCATTAACTGGGGGTAAATCAATACCTCTACCATATAATTCACAAATAGATGCAATAGTAGATTTTCCAACATTTCCTTTAGGGCAATAAATCATATTAATAATTCGTGTATCAAAATCGTCTGCTGTATTATATATATGACTTTGATATGGATACAATTTATCTATCATATTACGATATTGTCTTGGTATATATTTTTCTTCATCTTTATCACAAAAGGGACCAATTAACCTCGTTTCATTTTTCATAACATAAAACATATCATTTGAATAATAAGTAGGATTTGCCGATGGTTCAAAATATTCTGGAACCGGTATTATATTAAACATATTCCAAAGTTCGCTTTTACGATGTTTTTTAATTAAACTAATTCTACATTGCCAATGTCTATATCCACTTTCTCCTTCTTCAAGTTGAAAAACAAACTTTTTCGCAATCAATTTAAATTGTTTAATAATATCATCTTTATCACATTTATTTTCGTTCATTCTTAAATCCCATAAAGTCACCGCATTCATTACAATTATATATAAATAATATAAAAATAAATAACTTTAAACGCGTTTAAAATCTGTAAAAAAAATAAAAGTATATATTATCAATGGCCTTCACAAGAAAATATGGACGCTACTCAAAAACTTCTTCTCGTACTT